GCTGGGCGCCTGTGGTGGGCCTTGCGGCCTGGGGTCAGTCGGCGGACTCCTCGTCGTCGTCCTCGTCCTCGTCGCATTCGGTGGCCATGGCGGCCATCTCCAGTTCGGCGGTGATCATGCGCAGCACGCCGATCAGCTCGAAGGTGCTGAGCTCCTCGTCGGTCTCCAGGTGGGTGTCGATCGCCGCGCGGACGGCGTCGTAGAGGGCTTGTGCGCTCATGGGTGGGTCAGTGGTGGCCAGGACAGGCTAAGTTGCGGTTGGAAACGGGACCGCGCCGGTTGTGCCGGGGGGGGTTATGCCTAAAGCAACGGAGCACGAAAAGATCCTCAGGGTTCATGAGGTCTATCGGATGCTGGTTGATTGCTGGCCAAATACAGACATCGTGGAATATGCGCGAAATAAGTGGGGGATTAACCAGTCGATGGCCTATCGCTACATCGCTGAAGCTCGCGAACGCTTGAAGGCCAACTGCAACGTCAACGAGGCGGAGTGGATCGCGCAGAAGATGACCACGCTGGAACGAATGGCCCGCGACGAGCTGGCTGGTGATGAGGAAACAGGCACCACAACAGGCAACAGGCTGGCCGCCTTGCAGTTCATTCGCACGCAGGCGCAGCTGATCAAGGTGCTCTGATGTCGATCCTGGCGCAGTTCCAGGAGCCGACCCTGCTCTCGCGCTTTGAGCCGCCATCCGTTGAGGCTGCAGCCGACACCATTCAGCGCCTGCTAGCCGACCTGCACCCCGGCCAGGCCGCCTTCGTACTGGATCAGCAGACCGAGATCCTTGGCGTCTCCGCTGGCTACGGCGCCGGCAAGACACGGGCGCTGTGCGCTAAGGCGGTGAGCTTGGCGGTGGCCAATCAAGGCTTCATCGGTTGCGTCATGGAGCCCACCGGGCCGCTCATTCGTGACATCTGGCAGAGCGACTTCGATGACTTCCTGGAGGCCTACGGCATCCCCTACTCCTTCCGCGCGTCGCCGCTGCCGGAGTACGTCCTGCACCTGCCTGGTGGGGACACCAAGATCCTGTGTCGCTCGTTCGAGAACTGGACCCGGATCATCGGCCTGAACCTGGCCTGGGTGCTGGCAGACGAGATCGACACCGTGGCGCCCAGCATCGCTGCCAAGGCTTTCCCGAAAATCCTCGGCCGCCTGCGCTCCGGCAACGTGCGCCAGTTCGGCGCTGCCAGCACGCCTGAAGGCTTCCGCTGGATGCACGCCACCTTCGCATCAGAGCAGGCCCAGGGCCGCAGCGACCGGCGCCTCATCAAGATGCGCACCGCAGACAACCCGCACCTGCCGCCGGACTTCATCGAGCGGCTGCGGGCCAACTACGACCCGAGTCTGCTGCGGGCCTATCTCGACGGCGACTTCGTCAACCTGACCACCGGCCAGGTCTACGACCGCTTCAACCGCGAGCACCACGTCAGGCCCTGCGAGTGGGACGAGCTGGAGCAGGAGACGATCCTGCTGGGCGTCGACTTCAACGTGGGCAACATGAGCGGCGTGCTGGCCGTCCGGCGCGGCCGGGAGCTGCATGTGTTCGACGAGGTGGTGGGCGCCCACGACACCGACGCGCTGGGCCAGGAGGTGCGCCGCAGGCACCCGCAGGCACGGATCCTGGGCTATCCCGACGCCAGCGGCAGCGCCCGCAGCACCAACAGCAGCCGCAGCGACGTGGCGATCCTGCAGGCGTACGACATCAGCAACATGGCGCCGAAGGCCAACCCGCCGGTGCGCGATCGGGTTGCCAGCGTGCAGGCCCTGCTAGAGAACGGCAAGGGTGAGCGGCGGCTGTTCATTGACCCGCGCTGTCGTCGGCTGATCGAGTGCCTGGAGCTGCAGAGCTATTCAGATAACGGAGAACCAGATAAAGAGGCTGGATATGATCACATGAATGACGCATTAGGTTATATAGTTCATCGTACATTTGAAGTCGGGCGAGCATCTGCGGGCAGGACGGTGCGGGGGGTGAGGTTGTACTAGCGGCGGCGGCGAGCGCGGGGCTTCGCCCCCTTCCCACCGCCCGTCCCACCCGCTGCCGGCAGCAGCCGTGGTCCGCTGGGTTGCGGGGCGCTGGCGGCCTTGGTCTTGCGCTTGCGGCCTGTGGTAGACCCGCCGCTGGGCTTGGGCATCATTGCCAGCACGGAGTTGCGCATACTTCTGATCTTTTCGTAGTCCCGTCGCCGGCCACCTTGATCGGGATGGTTTTGTATGGCCAGTCGCTTGAATGCTTGATTGACGTCTGCAGCGGTGGCCGTCTTGGGATTCAGCCCGAAAACGGCCCACGGGCGGAACTGAGTGTGAATGTTGATGCCATTGATCACACCAGGGCGGGTTTTCAGGCCGCGCTCGGAGTTCGGAACGCCGATTGTGGCGCTGTAGATGCGCTCCCAGTCACCGCGCGTTCTGGGCATCCGGCCCGTAGCTAGGCCATTGCGACCGGTTTGCGTGACGCCGCTGGCCAAGCCGTACTTGAGTCGGAAGTCACTGGCAGACGTGACCCCATTGGCGCGTGCGTGCTGCCTCACTGCGGCCCGCATCTCCCGCAGGCTCAGCGTGCGCTGCGCCTGGCCGCTCTCGAAGCGGCTGCCTGGCACCACGCCCGTGCGGTTGGCCATGGCCTTGGCTCGCTGTGCTGCGGCGTTGACCCGCCGCGCTGGTGCTGCAGCCGTCTGCGCCGCCGGCTTCGCCCCAGCCTTGCTGCGTGTCGGCTTTGCTCTTGTCGTGGTGGCCGCTGCCTTGGCCGGTGCGCCGCCCTTGGCCTTGCTGCGCTTGGTCCCCGTGCCCGTGGCCTTGTAGTAGTCCGCTGCACGCTGGGCCGTGGCCAGGCTGCGTGCCGCTCTGGTGCCACCGCCAGCCTTCAGCGCCTTCCGAGCTTCTGCAGCTCTGGTCCGGGCCCTGCCGCGTGCTGTGGTTGATGCGGGTTTCTTGGGTGCCGCCGGTGTTGCTGCAGGCTTGGCCTTGCCCTTGGGTGCCGGCCTGGCCTTGGCCGCAGGAGCAGCGGTCGGCTTGGTCTTGGCGCTGGTGCGCTGGGTTGGCGCGGTCCTGCCTCCGCCCGCTGGCTTCGCCGCAGCACCGCCACGGCGCCGGGTCTCCCATCCCTTCTTGGCTGCAGCGCTTCGAGCTGCGCTTACGGGACCACCGCTACGCTTACGAGCCATCAATCCAGAGCCGTTGTCATAGCTTGCCGCTCACCACTTCACGCGATCCGCCCAGTACGCCGCCGACAGCTTGCCCTTGGCGATGTTCTTGGCGTGCCTGGCCTTGAAGCTGCGCTGGCGGGCCCTCTGCCGTGCCGTGGTGGGGTTGCTGCCGGCGCCTTGCACGCCCTGCTGGCCGAAGCGGATCAGGCGGATGGTGGCGCCTTCCTTGGCCAGGACGACATGACTCTTGGTGGGGTGGCCAGGCGTGCGCTTCGGCTTGTTGTAGCCGTCGAAGGTCTCGCCTCTGTAGGCGATGCTCACGGCTTCTTCTTCCGCTTGCCTTTGCCCTTGCTGGCCCTGTCGGCTTCGCTCAATGCGATGGCGATGGCCTGCTTGCGGCTTTTGACCTTCGGCCCTTTCTTGCTGCCGCTGTTGAGTGTGCCGGCCTTGTACTCCTTCATCACCTTGCTGATGGCCTTCTGGCCCTTCGTCTTCCTGGCCATGGTCAACACTGCGCTGCCATAGCTTGCCGGCAACCTATGGCAATACCTGTGGGCAGCTGTGTTCTCGTCGATCGTCCCGCTGCAAACCAACGCCAGTCGTGAGCTCAAGGTCTTCGAGCCCGGCATCCCTTGGACCCGCATGGAGCCGCGCTGGCGGCTGATCGAGCAGCTGACGAAGGGCACGCTCGGGATGCAGGAGGCCGGCCGCCGCTACCTGCCCCAGGAGCCGGCGGAGAGCGACGAGGCCTACGCCGTGCGTCTGTCCGCCGGCGTCTGCCCGCCGTACTACCTGCGACTGGAGCAGATGCTGGCCGGCATGTTGACCCGCAAGCCGGTGAGGCTCGACAACGTGCCGGATGTGATTCAGGCGCATATGTACGACGTCGACCTGCTCGGCAGCGGCCTGGACGTCTACCTGCAGCATCTAGCCAGGTTGTGCATCCGCTACGGGCACGTCGGCGTGCTGGTGGATTTCCCCCGCGGCGACGAGGGCGACAACACGCCGGTGACGGACTTCTCCCGCCCGTACTGGGTCACCTACAACCCGCGCGACATCCTTGGGTGGCGCACCGACGTGGTGGGCGGCACGCAGATGCTGACCCAGCTGCGGCTGATGGAGCGGGTCGTCGTGCCCTACGGGCTCTATGGCGAGGAGGAGGTATCCCAAGTGCGGGTGCTGACGCCCGGCGCTTACCAGTTGTTCCGCTATCAGCCAAGCCGCTCCCGTGACTGGGAACTGATCGCCGAGGGCAGCACCACCCTGGATCGGATCCCGTTTGCCGTGGCCTACAGCCAGCGCCTCGGGCAGCTGGAGTCCACGCCGCCGATGGAGGAGGTCGCCTGGTTGAACCTGCTGGCCTACCGCTGCGAGAGCGATCAGAGCAATCTGCTGCACGTGGCCGCCACGCCTCGATACAACCTATTCGGCGTGCCGGCCGAGATGGAGGAGATTGAAGCCGGCCCGGCATCGGCCACTGCCTTCCCCAGCGACGCGCGGGCGGAGTTCGCCGAGCCGACGGGCACCAGCTATGAGGCTCGCTTCAAGCAGCTCGACCGCATTCAGCAGCAGATCGCCGAGCTAGGCCTGGCGGCAATCCTGGGCCAGAACATGACCAACCAAGCGGCCGAGGCCAAGGCCATTGATCGCAGTCAGGGAGACGCAGCGCTGCAGGCGGTCGCCATCGGCCTGCAAGACCTGGTGGATCAGTGCTTGAGCTTTCACGCTGCCTATCTGGGCCTGCCCGACGGTGGCAGCAGCGCGGTCAACCGCGACTTCGTCTCGCAGCGGTTGGACTCGGCAGAGGTGGCGCAGCTGATCCAACTGGCCATCAACAACAGCATCACCCAGGAAACGCTGCTGACCCGGCTGAGCGAGGGCGAATGGCTCGGCAGCGACTTCGACATCCCCGCCGAGCTAGAGGCCACGATGCAGGCCCAAGCGCAGCAGCTGCAGGCAAAGCAGGACCAGCTGAACGGCTCGCTGGGCGGGCTGCCGGGAGCGTGACGGAAACCTAGTCCAGCAATGGGTTAGGGATGGCCAAGAAGGGCGGCAAGCGAGGCGGTAGTGGCAACTTTGCGGCCCGCAGCGCAGCAGCGAAGAAGGGCTGGGAGACCCGCAGACGCGGCGGCGCCAAGGCCAAGCCTGCGGCCACCAAGCCCACAGCTGCGAGCAAGCCGAAAACCACGCCCAAGACCACCACGGCTCGAGGCCGCGCTCGCACCGCAGAGACGCGGGCCAGGGCCGCGGTCAAGGCCGGCGGCGGCACGCGCGCAACGCGCAGCCTGCTGACTGCTCAACGAGCCAGGGACTACTACAAGGCGACTGGCACCGGCACGAAGCGCAGCCGCAGCAGGCCACGCTTCGCCGGTCCGGCCAGCAGCATTCGCCGCACTGGTGGACTGCAACGCCCTGGGCCACGCAACAACGTCCGGCAGTTCAAGCCCACAAGCCCGGCCGGAGCGGCAAGCCAAGCTGATCGTCGGCTGGTCCGCTCAGTTGAGAAGACGGTTGACGCGATCAAGGGCCTGCGGCCGATCAGCAGTCGGCTGCGCAAGATGAAGCGAGAGAACACCAGGAGTTTTGCCCGCTTCCAGGCCCGCGCGCTTGCCGACCGGCTCAAGGGCGGCATCGACGCCGAACTGGCCGGCATCACCCTGCGCAACCTGGGCAGCCGGCTGGGTCGGATGCAGATTCAACATCGCGCCCGCCGCGCCGCTCGCAAGGCCGCCGCCGGCAGCGCCCCGGCCGCTCGCGCACTGGAGCTCTATCGCCGCCAGCTGGCGCCAACGTTGCCGAAGGGCAAGATCAAGCGCCGCACCGGCAACAACATCGTCCCAGGCCCGCGCAACACCACAGGCCCGGCCAAGCCAAAGCGCAAGCCCCGCAAGCCACGCAAGCCGAAGGGCTGACGGCAACCTACTCAGCACCCTGACCCTGTGGGTTGATGCCTGAAGACAATGCCGCTCCTGTGGAGCAGCAGGAGACCGCCGCCGCTGAGCCGTCCGCGCTCCAGCGGGAGGTCGAGGCCCTGCGGCGCAAGAACGCGGAGATCCTCGACGAGAAGAAGAAGCTCGCCGCCCGGCTGAGCGACCTGCCGCCTGACATCGATGTGCAGGCCCTGCTGGCCTTCAAGCAGCAGACCGAACAGCAGAAGCTGGAGGCCGAGGGCAACTACGCCGAGGCGCGGCGCCAGCTGGAGCAGCAGTTTCGCGACCGGGAGGCCAGCCTGCAGCAGCGGATCGATGCGCTGGAGGCCGAGAACCGGGAGCTGCGCATCATCGGCCCGGCCGTTGCCGCCCTGGCCGACGTGGTCCACGACGCCGACGAGGTGGTGAAGCTGCGGCTCAAGCCTGATCAGATCGAGACGGAGCCAGACGGGACTGTGGTGGTGGTCGACGGTTACACGCGCACGCCGATCCTGGACTGGGCCCGCACCAGCCTGCCCCAGTACCGGCTCAAGGCACCCAAACCCGCCGGCAGCGGCGCACCCGTGGGCCGCAGCAGTGGTGGGGACGTGCCGACCGGCATGGCCAACCCGTTCCACCGCGACAGTTTCAACCTCACCGAACAGGCCCGATTGGTGCGCACCGATCCAGACCTGGCAGCCAAGTTGCAGGCTGCCGCTAAAGGTGCGGCATAATTACAGCAACAGGGGAAGCTGTGCCGACCCGTCTGGCTTGTGGCCGCACCGTCAACCTGATCCTTTAGGAGCATGAGCTTCCTTTATCGGGCGGATACCAAGATTTACGATCCGTTCAGCAATTACATCGACGAGCAGTCCACGCTGCGCTCGAAGTTCCTTGCTGTCGGCCTGGTCTCGGACAATCCCGTCATCGCCCAGAACGTCACCAAGGGCGACAAGTTCAAGATCCCCAACTGGGCACCGAATCTGAGCGGCAGCATCCAGATCCCTGCCGAAGGCGTGCCGCTGAGCGTCAACAAGCTCACCAGCGCTGAGCAGGTCGGCGTGATCTTCCACCGCGCCAACGTCTGGGGCAGCTCCGAGCTGGCCAAGCTGGCAGTGGGCAGCGAGAACGACCCGATGCAGGCCATCGCCCGTCGGGTCACGGATTACGTGCTGAATGCCCAGCAGGCTGACCTGCTGTCGGTGCTCAGCGGCGTGTTCGGCTCCCTGGGCTCCAGCAACAGCGGCGCGGCCTTCGCGTCGATGTGCGTGGATGCCAGCGGCTCGAACGAGACTGACCTGTCGCCGCGTCACGTCGTCCTGGCTGACGCAATCCTGGGCGAGGACGCCGATACCTTCGGCGCCATGGTGGTGCACCCTGACGTCTACGCCTACCTGCGGGTGCGCGAGATGATCAATTACGTGTCCGCCAAGGAACTCCCCGGCATCACCGCCTCAACGATCGCCGCTGGGTCGATCACCGGCCTTAACGCCTTCGGTGGTGACTACAGCAACGCCTTCGGCACCACGGGCCAGGTTCCGCTGTTTGGTAGCAAGGCCGTGATCGTCTCCGACGACGCGCCGCGAACCGGCAGCGCCGGCTCCTACAAGTACGGCGTCTATGTCTTCAAGCAGGGCGCCATTGGCCAGGCGTTCCAGGCCCCGGTCCGCACCGAATCGGACCGCGACATCCTCACCAGCGGCGGCGAGGACATCATGAAGGTCCAGTGGGACATGTGCTACCACCCGCTCGGCGCAAGCTGGGCCGGCGGCATCAACCCCACCGCGAGCGACCTGGCGACTGCGGGCAACTGGACGAAGGTGTTCTCCAACAAGAACATCGGCGTTGCTCGCATCACCTGCACCTGCCCCCTGTACGTCTGAGGTGAGCCATGAAGTTCCATCTTGATGCGCCCAACTTCGGGCGCACCAGCACCCTGCGAGCCGTCACGGCTGCCAGCGACGCAGCGACCACGCTGACCGCTGCGCAGACCGTGGAGGGCGTGGTCACCATGACCCCGACCGCAGGCCGCGCTCTGACCACGGCCACCGCCTCGGCGATCGTCACCCTGCTGGGCGACGGTGTGCAGGTCGGCTCCAGCTTCGAGCTGACCGTGGTGAACGCCGCCAGCGCCACCCATGCCGTCACGCTGACGGCTCCCAGCCAGGGTGGCATCACCCTGGGCGGCGCATCCGGCATGGCCACCGTGGCCGCTGCCAGCAGCGCCACCTACATCGGTGTGGTCACGGCCGTCGGCACCCCGGCGGTCACCTTCTACCGCAAGGGCGGCTGATGGGTTTCGCCCTTCGCTGGGCGGCACTGCGGGAGGCCTCGGCGTCTGACGTCGGGGCCTCTGCTGCTGTGCCTGCAGAGCCGGCGCCGGAGCCAACTCCGCCCGCGCGGCCTGCAGCACGGCTGCGGAAACCTAGGCCATCAGATGCGAAGCCATGAGCCTGGAGAAGTTCATAGATGGCGCCGGGAACCAGGCCTGGGTCAGTCCCAGCAAGCCGTTACCCGTCAGCGTCCAGGGCCTGGACATTCCCGACCATGACTACATCTCGCTGAGCTACACCGGCGACAACCTGACCGGCGTCGTCTACAAGGTCGGCGGCAGCGGCGGCAGCACAGTTGCGACGCTCGCGCTGACCTACAGCGGCAGCAATCTGACATCGGTGACGAGGAGCTGACCGTGCCGTATCAGTTCAACCCCTTCACGGGCAATCTTGACATCACCGGCAGCGGCGCTGCTGGCGACATCACTGCCGTCAGCGCCGGCACGGGCCTGAGCGGTGGCGGCGCCAGCGGCGACGTGACGCTGAGCCTGGCCAACACGGCCGTGACGGCCGGGAGCTACACCTACGCGGCCATCACAGTCGATGCCCAGGGTCGCATCACCGCCGCCAGCAGCGGGACGGCACCGAGCGGCACCGACCTGAGCTACACGGCATCGACCCGACTGCTGGAGTCCAGCACGGGCGAGGACGTCACACTGCCGTTGTTCAGCTCAAGTGCTGCCGGCCTGGTGGGTGCCAGCGGTGGTGGAACGAGCAACTTCCTGCGCGCAGACGGCACATGGGCAGCGCCGGCCGGTGGTGGCGGCGGCGGTGGCTCAGTCACCAGCGTCGGACTGTCGGTCCCGACCGGCTTCAGCGTCAGCGGCTCACCGGTGACGACGAGCGGCACGCTGGCCCTGGCGTTCGACACCGGCTACTCGCTGCCGACGACCAGCAAGCAGGGCGACTGGGACACGGCCTACAGCGACCGCCTGAAGTGGGACGGCGGCAGCACAGGGCTGAACGCCAGCACTGCGCGCACCAGCCTGGGACTGGGCACATTCGCCACGGCCAACGCTGCAACGCCGCCCGCCATCGGCGGCACGACGCCAGCGGCTGGGGCGTTCACCGTGCTGAGCGCATCAACCGAGTTCACCCTGCCCAGCGG